TCAGTGGAATACCAACCAGCACTGATAGGACGCTCTTTGGTCTCATCAACATTACCTTCCTCATCAATTGCTTCAGCAGGAAGTGCCATGTCACACAGTTGCCAGAACTTCTCAGTGTTGAAGATGATGTCACTATCAATCCACAGTTGATAGTCATAAGGCAGTTTACCATCCCAGGGCACCTGGTCAGGTCCACGCAACACATTAGCACCAAGACACTTACAACGTGCAAAGTTCACCATGGAACTATAGTCTTGACTAATCTGAATGCTCATCTGGTTCTGAACCAAGTCAAAACACAGTTGAACAAAGTTCTTCATAAAGGCATATGAACAACCACGTCCAGGAAGGCAGAACACAATGCTCTTCCCTCGCATACGTTCTTTAATCGCATCATAATCCCACTCTTGCTTCTGTTGTGTAGGTGGTTTGGATGCTTTGACTGTAAAACCTTTAGCCATGAATTAGAATCACTCCATTTCAGTGAATATTATATGCCAGTATTTAGAGTCTGTCAAGCACCTTCTAAATAGGGTCATTACGACAATAAGAGCATGACGGCAGTATCATATAATAGATGGGTTGAAGCACAGAATCAAGAGTTTGTAGAATATACCGATCACGATATTCCCCGTAGACGCAGAGGAAAAGGTATCATCTTTGATTACTTAGGTATTAACTTTGAAGAAGGATGGGATGATAAAGTTATTGTAGAAGTAGCAGCAGGTAGCACTCCTACACTTGGTTTCATTGAAGGTAATGCAACAAAGATTGCTATCGAACCCCTAATGGCACGTTGGGATGATCATCGAGCATCTGCGGAGGCACAAGGTATCACAATCATCACTGATCCATATGAACATGTAGATATCGAAGGAACCTGTGGAATAGTTGATGAAACATGGTTCTTTAATTGTCTTCAACACGTCATTGACCCTAAAGCACAATTAGAAAAAGCAAAAGCAACCTCTAAGATCATCCGAGTCTTCGAGCCGATGGGAGGGTCCGTAAACACCGCACACCCACACATCATAACCCGCAACACAATCACTGATGTCCTAGGAGACTTTGGTCAAATCTTTAAAGGTGGCACCCATGAAGGATTCCATTCCTTCGATTGTTACTATGGCACCTGGAGTGCTGTATAAGACCCCTACAAGCGCTAGTAAGACCCCTCTGAGTCCTCTCTATTATACTCTACAATCTCATAGGATAAATCAGATTCTGTGTAGTCTGTTTTCATTATGCCTACCAGATTATTCAGTAACTCCCAGTTACTCCTGAACTGTCTCTCAGTCAGATTATGTGATACGCAACGATCTTTCAAGTAAATGTGAAAAACCTTTGAAACATTCATTTTTTTCTGAGAAATTTTTTTCATATAATTTGTTTCTTCTTTCGAATTATATAGACCCTCTTCTATAAGAGACCCTATAAATTCCTGAAAAATTTTTCTATGGGGTCACTCTGCAACCCCTTAGAGTTCTTATAGTGTCTGGGCATTTTCCTATGGGGGGTTTCTCTGCAACCCCTTAGGGGACTTCTCTGCGACCCTCTGAGGTGCCTCTACTACCTGGGGAAATTTTTTTTGAGATCTCGATATCTCTCTCGATTTGTCACCTCTGTAGGTTACAGGGACCCATGGATTTTAAAACGGGGTTCGCTACGCCATGGGCGCTAAGGGTATAAAACCCCAAAATACAGCCCACCAGGATTATAACACTGCCCCCCAACAAAAGTCAAGGGGCAGTAAACAACTGTTACATCGCTGCCTCTAAAATAGGGGTCATAATCTCGTCGGCAATGTTATCGCAACTGATATCGCTGCCGATTACAAATTTACCCTGGTAATAACTGCCACAACCCCACTCTTTCTCTTTGGTGTTGTAGGTATAACAGAGTTGTTGATCTGCATCAAAGAAGCATAGTTCGGTGGGGTCAACATCTTCACCATAGAAGACAGAATGGAAACCACCTTGATTGAACATTAGGTCTTCAACAGAGGCAACCCGAATAGGGGTGAAATCAACAGCGACAGGCATAATCAAGAGTTAAGGTGAAAGGGTAAACGAAGTGCTCAGAAGTTGATTGGTTCAGCAGTAGGAATCACTGCTTCAATCACTGGGGTCTCGTCTACAACAATGCTATCGAGAATAGACAGCAATTCATTACCCGTGGTTGCTTTACTCAGCAGACCAGTCATAACAGAGAGGGGCATTGGTTTGGTTCAGATAAGGTTGATAGTTGACGCAGTTTTGAGACATACCAGGGTCTTGACGATTCTATAATAATCGTGGTAGAATGGAGGCGCTATCTATAAAGATCTATGCGCCCGATAAATGATTTTCCTGGTTACTACATCACAGACCAGGGTGAATTGTTCTCCGAAAAATGGGGTTACCTTCGACAACTGAATCCGCTACCGAATACCAACGGATATCTGAACTGTATGCTGCGAAAGAACAACAGGTCATATAGCCGAAGGATTCACAGATTAGTCGCGGAAGCATATCTCGATAACCCTAATAATCTGCCAGAAGTAGACCACATAGATCGAAACAAGTTGAATAACAGCGTCTCTAATCTGCGCTGGTCTACTAGAGAAGAGAATCTGAAAAATAGATCACCAGTTACATTCGTCTCAGAGAGTTTCCGAGAAAAATGTAGAGAGGTGTCTGCCCGTAGAGATAGAGATTCTAAGGGCAGATTTCTCAATTGAGTTAAGATAGTGGTGCTGAGAGAGTTATATCACTCACCCAACTTTGCCACCAGCGTTATGTCCGTTGCCACCACGCATCTTTACACCTCCCACACGATAACCAGTTGTGCGATAACCAGTGGTGAGAACCAGGTCTTTCTGACGGGGCATCTTAGTGGGCAGTTTGATAACCTTAGGGGTCTTACCCTCTGCCTTAACTGTATCGATGCAGTGCAGCAGGTTTTGATAAGAGTTCATCAGATTCAGGCGCTTACACCTCTAAAACACTTTAGAGGCAAGTAACTTTAATTACCAGAGATCTGCCTCTTCTTCGACATAAACATTCACGCTCTCATCGCCTTCTAATCCGAACAATTTAGCGAAGTCAATTTGCCTGGCATTAAAGTCTTCATACACCTCAAGATCAAGGGTAACTCTGAGGTGCTTCTTTTGTGCTTGGAGATAGGCGAGAGACATTGTTCTGAGGGTAACTGAAGGAACTCTACAATGGGCAGCAGTGTTATGTCAACCGTATAGGGTATTTAGAACCCTTATAGGTGAAATTAGAGGTCTGGGGGCATAAGAGAGAACCTGGGGGTTGACATAAGAGAGGTCCTTATGTTATGCTCTCTTAGATGACAACGGGACAAGGGATTTAAAGGGGTTTTACAAGGGATTTAAAGCGATATTGATCATTATTCAGAACATAATTGATCAGGTTCTTTACTCTTAACAAAACACGCATATACATTTATTAATACATTTTTTAATTGATTTTAACCTTTTTTATGGCATATATCTACAAAATAGAGCATAATTCAACGGGTAAGACCTATGTGGGGTTGACTAGGCAACCTATTGAAAGAAGGTGGTTACAGCATAAAAATAAAGCACTTACTTTATCAGGTAGACCTACTCCACTACACTCTGCAATGTATAAAGAAGGGGTTGAAAACTTTACCTTTTCTATACTTGAAGAGTGTAGCGATAACATACTTGAGCAGAGAGAATCATACTGGATAAATGAACTCAACTCTTACCATAATGGTTATAATCAGGTCATACCTAATAGCAAGAGAAGAGGTAATAATCTGATGCGAAAATACTACTGAAAATATACTCTACCGTGTTACCGTGTAGACATAAATCAAGCACCGTAACAAGTGTCGCCTGGTTGTAACTTAGCAGCAAGGGTAGGGTTAGCATTTGCCCAGATAATACAGTTAGGATCAATAGTTTTAACAGGTGCTACATAGGTGCTTTTGATTGTATCATTAGCAGGTACACTCTTAGGAGCATTGTTACTGCCAACAGAGTTTAATGCAACCATAATACCTAAAGCAATCAACCCAAACA